TGATCAAGCTGGGAGACCTGTCTAAAAATGAACTATGCAGATTTATAGCAACAATGGCCCAACAGAATCAGTTGCTAACACAGAAACTTAATGTGTGTCAAGCAGCATACGCTAATCAAATATCAAGTAAAGATACGGTGGAGTCCATCTAATGTATCGTTGGTCATGCAGCAAGGAAGACCTTATCAAGCACAGGGATGAGTACAAGTATTTCCTAGAGAAGACAGACAAGCCATACATAAAGTCAATACTACAGTTTATGATTATCGACCTTGACATACTGATAGCAGAGTTAGAATGAAGTATCCAGCCTGCGTAAAGAAGAAACACATGACCTGCCCTGCTGATCATGCTGCAACTAAATGTGGTTGCTGGTGTCATAGTGAGATTTCATTCACCTATGAGCAGGAGTTAGAATTTAATGAAGGGTAATACAGTATGTACCAAATGTGGCCATGGGATGATAATGCATGGCTGCGTTGACTCAGTAGGCTATTGCATGGAAGGCCAGGGGGATTGGTGTATGTGTACTGTTAAGGGCCTAACCTATGAAGAGGAATTAGAATCCAATGCATGACCACATAACAGAAGTAGACAGGTATAACAACCTAATATGCTCCAAGTGTCGTAAGATATTTATTAGAAATATGAAATGATAGAGATATATAACACAAGTTTATATAAATACCATGGATGAAGAGCATAGATTACTTACACTTACAAAGTCAATTTTGGATTCATTCGTAGCTGAGAAGTTAAGCAGATTTGAATCATTATTCATACTTGAAGCAGTAAAAGCATCGCTGCACGAAGAGGTTATAAAGGAAACAGTAGAGGAAATACTACATGGTAACAAGACAACGGACTCTCCAGGAATAGGATGAGTGTTAAATTTGGTGGCCTTGACATGGCCATGAGGGTAGATAACTCTGCATTAATTGTATTAAAACTAGAGGATGGCGTGTTAGAGCAAGTAGGCCAAAAGGTATGGCCACATATATCATTAGACAAGGTTGCAGGAGATATGCTAAAGATACAGCACATAGAGAAGATGAAGGCAATAGGATACGATAGACTTGGCATAGGGGATGGAGCAAGGCAACTGTTCTCCAAGGAAGTACCACTAAGAGACATCATATCATCACAGACAAACAAGCTGGCCATGATAGGTTTGGTCAAAGGTCTGTTCACACAGGAGAAACTAGAGGTACACGATAAGGATTTGTTTAGGGAGATACTTGAACAGGAGAAGAAGATTTCTGATGCAGGTAACGTTCTATACCAGCACCCTACAGGATTTCACGATGATAGGTTCTGGGCCTTATGCTATGCCTGCTCAGTTGCATCATATTCATTAGCAGGTATGCCAAGACCTGCGGTGGCCAAGATGAGCATTAACCGTAAACCATTAGATGTACTTGCAGACCTAGAGATAGAAAAGCAACTTAATACCATTTAACGTATAACTTATAACAAGTAACAGCGTACTACTATCATGGATTTAAACGAAGAGAAAGAAAACCCAATAGACGAAGCATCAAGAGAGTTTGCAATAGTGGCAGTATCTACATATCTATTCCTTACAAAGAATGGCCTAAAGTCTGATTATGTTATACAACTTTTACATGAGTCAGTAGACGAAATTGTAAACATAATAAAAGACCTTGATAACATTGGGAAGCGTAAAAATGACGAATGATATTGAACCATGTCCTAAATGTAAAAAAAGAAAAGGGTATAAATGGCATTGGGGTGAGATTAGTAATAGTAAGGGATACGCAGAATGTAAGGAATGTGGAGCTAAATTAACATGATGACTGAGGAACAAATAACTGTATTACTAGAAGACTTGGAAACAGTTATGGCAGTAGGTGACAGAATAGAACCTGATGATATAAGCCACGCTATTAAGCAAGCACAGATAGATATACTGAAATGGGTACTAGAGTAAAACCTTTTAACTGATACATTATTAATAATATCATGTGTGATAGATGCAAAGACATTCATTTGGCCCAGTCCAACGGTATAACTAAAGAATCATGTGGATGCTCATGCCATGCGTTTGCAGACACAGTTTGTTTAACTACTACCATATCTAACTGCTCAAGTGACGGATGCTCGATTATAAACCTTAATTAGTCGGTACAGTATAATATATAAATATGGCAGCCAAGAAGACTAAAGATAGGGCTATACCTAGAATGGCCACTGATAAGTTTAGTGCTGGCCGAAGTATAAATAAAAACAATTCATGGAAGAAACTCCAAGGGGAGCAATCAGAGTATCAAGGCATACAGGTCTTTGCAGCAGTAGATCCGTACAAGTCAACAGAGAGAAAGGCATTTAGAAGTGCTATGAATAATCCTTATGTTTATCGTGCATCCAGAATACACGCTACATTCTGTGCAGGCCAAGGCTATACAACAGAGATAGTACCAAGGGGAGAGGAAGAGATCCCTGATGATCAATTAAACAACTGGCAAAAAACAACCACCATATTTGTACCGTACTGGAACAAAGAGATGACACCAGAGCAGATACTAGATAAGATAGATAAGATGGCAGTTGATATGGATCTGTCAAGTAATGTATTCAATGCATACTTTACAAGTTTGGAGCAAGGCCGATGCGTATTGGCCCTAACACCATTGGAGACAAATGAGGAAGGCAAGTTTAGGATGCCTGAACAAATCAGACTAATCAGACCTGAATTTACAGAGAGACCTGTGATCAATGAGAATACAGCAGAACTAGAGGGAGTTAGAATCATTGGTGTGCGTTCACCAACAAGAGACAACATACTTCCAAGAAACAGAATGATATACCTTATGCATGGATTCAACAACGAACTGTTCTCTGATTACTATGGTGATTCAAAGGTAGCAAGAATATCAGATGAAGCCAACACATTAAACATCATACTTAACCAAGATTACGAAAGAGCAGCAGAGAGTGCATGGTACAAACCACCAATCTTCTCTGTACCAATCCCACCACAAGAATACGGTAATGAGGATGGAATTTTGAATGAGTTCCTGCTTAAAGCAAACGACTCCAAAGGACAGAGCATAGCAGTAACAGGCCCTAGTGGCCCAGATGATCCAGGAGTTACCGTACTTAATACACCACCTAACTCAGACATTGGTGGACTAGAGGTTATTAGAACTGGATTGATCAAGGCCATCATTACCGCTTATGGCCTACCAGGATTCATGCTAGCAGAGGGGGATATAGGCAAGTTAGGTGGAAACGCTAACATTGAAGAGATAGATGCATACCTCAACCAAGAGATTAGACCTGAGAGATTAATACTAGAGAGAACACTAGAGAAGCAATTCTATGATACAATACTATCCGTACTCTTTGATACAGACAATGCAAGAGACCTTCCAATTAAAGTCAAATTCTCATTCAACAAACCAAGACTTGTAACATTAATCACACCCGATATGTTTGCTGTTCTAACACAGATGATGCAGATGGGCCTAATAGATGAATCAGGTATCAGAGACATACTAGGACTAGAGGACTTGGATAAGGAAACAATGTCCAAGGGAGAGCAAGGCCAATCATCACCAGGCAGCAATAAATGGAATCAAGACTTTTCACAACCAACTGGATTAAATATGTGGCCTGAAGAAATTGCAAGAATGAATGATGCATGGGCAAGACCTGATCTATGGCAGAAGTTAGACAAGTGGCCTGATGGCACTCCACAGGAGATTATAGATAAATGGCCTAGCCCTGCTGCATTAGGATGGTCTAGAGCAGGCAAGACATTACAGACAGCCAAGAATAAAAGTGCATTATAATGGTGACAGAAGGAGACATATCCATAATTATGACTCGAATCTTTGACAAACTAGACTCCTTTGAAGATAAGATAGACAAGATATGCGACAGGCTCACCAAGCTAGAGATGTCGGTCAAAGACCACTTTGATGATATAGAAGCAGCAGAGAATAAGAAGATACAAAAGTCATCCAACTCTGAAAGGAAATACTATGTGATCATAGCAGGCATGGGTATATTGTTCGGCCTGTATGAGTTAATAAAAAATATATAAAAAAAAGGTTTTCTAGTTTGTGTAATCTCTAGATGATATTTTGTATTGACGATTTGTATCGTTCTTTCTTTCTGAAACGGTAATGTTTGCGTTCATGCATATAGTATGTGTATCCTGTATATAAACCAATGTAAAAAAATTATAGAAGTGTGATAATAAAGTCTAATTCTTTCTCAAAATCCTTGTCTTTATTATCACTTGTTGTGAGTATCTCCTTGGTGTAATCATCTTTAGATGTATCGTATTGATTCTCTAAATACCTGCAGGCCACGCCTAACCATCTTATGTTACCTTCTCTTAAAACGAGCATAGGGTATTATACGTCACAATGCAATATTAACCTTAATGCAGGTCTCACCCCATTATTTGTATGGAAGCGTCTATATAGTATATTCATCTATATAATGTACGGAATTGGTCTAAATACGATTGATGATGTTCATGTTCCACATGAAAGATGTAGGTGCAATACCTATGTTCCGTACCATTACGATTATGAAAATAAAAGAAAAATACAAAATAAAAGAAATAGGAAACAAAGAAGCAAGGGATATTGTTATCAATAACCATTATCTTCACAGGGCAAGACCTGCAACAAATTCTTTTGGTCTATTTGAAGGAGATGAATTGATAGGTGTTATATTGTATAGTAGCCCTGCTTCACCTAATGTTTGTCGTGGTATATGTGGTGAAGAAGAAATTAAGAATGTTTTAGAATTGTCTAGACTATGGATTAAAGACGACAGTATGAAAAATGCAGAATCATTTTTAATAGCAAACACAATTAAATTATTAAAACATGATATAATTATAAGTTATTCAGAACCAGAACATAACCATAGGGGTATTGTTTATCAGGCCAGTAATTTTATCTATGTTGGCCTATCAGCAATAAGAACAGATTTTGTAATAAAAGGCATGGAGAATAAACATCAAAGGTCTATAGAAGGAAATACACAGCAATTAAAAGACTTACATGGTAAAGATAATGTGAAAGTAGTTGCAAGACCAAGAAAACATAGATATATATATTTTAACTGTTCCAAGGCCAAGAGAAAATATCTTCTAAGTAAGTTAAAATACACAATACAACCGTATCCAAAAGAGGGTGATATTATAGATAAACCTAAAGAAAAAATTATAGATACTCCTAAAGAAATACCTAAAGACCTATGTCAAATATGTGGTGCAATATACACAGGAATGACATACGAACAACATGAGACAAGGCCATTTCATCAAGATAGATTATAATGTCTCACCCCATTATTTGTAGGGAAGTGATTATATACTATATTGGCCTAGATATAGTATGAACTACTCAGAAGTACAAACACATGAAGATTATCTAGTATACTTCAAAGAACAAAAAATACTAGCACATACAAGAGCACTACAAAGCCTAGTTGCTCGATTGACAGCAAACCTAAAAAACGGTTTTGAAATTACAGACGATGCAATTTTTGAACTGGAATACACCAATAACAAACTATTCAGGTTGTGCCCTTAATGTCTACAACACATCTTAGGGGTAATACAGCAGTATATCATTGGAAAGAATACTATGGAGATGGTGAGAAAAGGTTTCTTCACCTAACTGGATATAAAGAACTATGCAAGGCCATGCAAACAAGACAAGCTGAGTCTGTAGCAGATCCTTGGATGAGATTTAGTATAGAGAGAAATGGTGTTAGTCTTCATTATACACACGAAGAACTATTGCAATTACTGATTGCAGCAGAAGGCAACACTAGAAAATAATGTCTCACATGACAGTGTATTAATTACCATGTGAGAAAATACGTTTATGTGAGCTGCTGGGCCTTCCAGTT